TGTACATCGAATTCGTCAACGGGAGTACGTGGCAAGTGGTTGGCTCTGACAACTTCAACTCGCTGGTTGGTTCGCCGCCGATTGGCTTGGTCTATTCGGAATGGGCGCTGTCCAATCCTGCGGCCAAAGCATATCTGCGTCCGATCCTGGCTGAGAACGGAGGCTGGCAGATCTTCAACACCACGCCTCGCGGCAAGAACCACGCATTCCGCACGCTCCAAGGTGCCAAGGAAGACCCGAGCGCATTCGCCCAGGTGCTGACGGCCAAGGACACGGGCGTGCTGACTGACGAGCAGTTGGACAAGCTGCTGGCCGAATACATCACGGACTACGGCGAGACGCTGGGCACTGCGTACTTCGAACAGGAGTTCCTTTGCAGCTTCGAGACGCCCGTGATGGGCGCTGTGTACGCGAAGGAGCTGCGCGAGGCTGGATCGCGCATCCGCAATGTGCCGTACGACCCCACCAAGCCTGTGAGCATCTTCTGGGACTTGGGTCGTGCCGACAAGACGGCCATCTGGTTCTGCCAACTGGCCCCGTTCGAATACCGCGTCATCGACTACATGGAAGGCGTGGGCAAGCACATTGGCGAGTACATCGTCGATCTGCAGGCCAAGCGCTATGTGTATGGAGATTGCTGGCTGCCACACGACGCGAATAACGAGCTGCTGGCTGCTGAACGCACCGTCGCACAGCAACTGCGCGCTGCTGGCTTCAAGACGCGCACGGTGCCCAAGACTTCGGTGGACACGCGCATCGAGGCTGCACGCCTCATTCTTCCCCTGTGCTACTTCGACGAGCGCAAGACGGAGCTGGGTATGGACGCCCTGCGCAACTACCGCTATCGCGTCGACGAGGACACGAAGCAGTTCAGCAACGAGCCGATGCACGACTGGGCCTCGCACGCTGCGGACGCATTCGGCTACATGGCCATCGCACTGAAGGAGCCGAAGAAAGAGACGCGCAACTTCCAGACGACGCCGCGTCGCCCGCTCAACCTTGGCCGCTCGATGGGCGGGAGCTGGATGTGACCATGCATATCGCACTCGATTACGACGGCACCTACACTGCAGACCCGAAGCTTTGGAGTGCGTGGATCGCTATGGCGAAATCTTGGGGCCATCATGTGTTCATAGTCACAATGCGCCACGACAGCAATGCTGAGGCGCTAGACCCATCGATCTGCGATCAGGTCGATGGTGTTATCTACACCGGGCGCAAAGCCAAGGCTGAATATGTGAAGGCGCAAGGCAAGCGCATGGACATCTGGATCGACGATATGCCGCGCTTCATCCTCGAAGATGCATGGGTGGGGGACTGATGGCCGAACGCGCAAAAGACATCGTCGTCGCTAGGGCTCACAAGCGCTTCAAACTTTGCGTCGAGTGGGAGCAGGACACGCGCCAGCGGTTCAAGGACGACATCCGCTTCCTCTACGCTGACTCCGACAACCAGGAGCAGTGGAATGCCGCGGTGCGTGCTCGTCGCCAGATCCAAGACCAGCCGATGGTCACGATCAACAAGACGCACACGCACTGGCTTCACGTGGTCAACGAGGGCAAGGAAAACAAGCCGTCCGTCGTCGTGCATCCCACTGGCGATGCGGCGACCTACGAAGCTGCACAGATCATCGAAGGCATCGTGCGTCACATCGAGTACATCTCGGACGCGCAGACGGCCTACGACAAGGCGCGTGAGTTCCAAGTTGGCGGCGGCATTGGCTACTGGCGCATCGTCACGGACTATGCGGACGAGGACAGCTTCGACCAAGAGATTTACATCCGTCAGGTGCCCGATCCGCTGTCGGTCTACCTCGACCCACACATCAAGAACGAGGACGGTTCTGACGCTCGCTTTGGCTTCGTGTTCGACGACATGCCGCGCGATAAGGCTGAGGCCAAGTTCGGCACGATCCTGAAGAACCAGACGTTTGGGGACGGTGCGCTGTCGTGGAATCGCCGTGATACGGTGCGCGTGGCTGAGTACTACGAGGTCACGGAGTCCAAGGAATGGCTGTATGCCATCGAGGGCGACAACGGCGTGGAGTACGTGCGCGAGTCGGACATCCCGCAAGAAGCACGTGCAATGCTCAAGGCTGCCTATGACTCCGGTAATGCACAGCGCCGCCGCGTCGATAAGCGCGTCGTCAAGCATTACCTGATCGTGGGCGACGAGATTGCCGAGTCCAGCACGTGGGCAGGCAAATACATTCCGATCATCCGCGTGCCGGGTGAAGAAGTGGTGATGGAGGGCCGTCTCGATCGCAAGGGCCTCGTGCGCTATCTGAAGGATGCTCAGCGCGCCTATAACTACAACGCTTCTGCGGCGCTGGAGTTCGGTGCCCTGCAAAGCAAATCGCCGTACATGGCCCCTGTCGAGGCGATCGAAGGTCTGGAGAACTACTGGGCCACTGCAAACACGCAGAACCATGCCTTCCTGCCGTACAACCACGCGGACGAACAAGGTAATCCGATCCCGTCTCCGCAACGTCAGGAGCCGCCGTCTACCGCCCCAGTGTACATGGACGGGATGCAGACGGCCGAGCGTGAACTGATGATGGCATCGGGCCAGTACGAAGCCACGTTCAGCGAACAGGGCAACGAGATTTCTGGCGTATCGATCGAGCGCCGACAGAAACAGGGCTCGCGCGTCACGTTCCACTTCAAGGACAAGGAAGCGAAGGCCATCCGCTTCACTGGCAAGCAGTTGATTGACCTGATCCCGAAAATCTACGACACGAAGCGAATCATCCGCATCCTGGCTGAGAACGGCGACGAGCAACAGATCCAGATCGACCCGATGCAGAAAACCGCGCTCCAGCAAAACAAGGACGACGGTGAGGCAAAGGTGATGGCCATCTTCAACCCGAACGTCGGCAAGTACGACGTGGTGGCGAAGGCTGGCCCGAACTTCGAGACGCGCCGCGAAGATGCGTTCAACGCGATGACTCAATTGCTTGCCTCCGCCCCTGAACTGGCCCAGGTCATCGGCGATCTGTACATGGGCAATGCTGACTTCCCCGCTGCCGACAAGCTGCAGGAGCGGATGCGCAACTGGATCAAGGCGATCAATCCGGGCGCGATTGGCGAAGGCCCGTCGCCGCAAGAGCAGGCGCTCCAGCAGCAGCTCCAGCAGGCCATGCAGGTCATCCAGCATCTGCAGCAGGAACTGCAGGACAAGACGAAGGCGCAGGAGATGGAGAAACAGCGTCTCGACATGGACGCGCTGAACCACCTTGCCCTGCGCATGGAGAACGATCGCGAGACGCTCGTTCAGTCGTTCAAGGCCGAGACGGACCGCATGAAGGCTCTCTTGGCCGCTCTCGACCCCGAACAGACACACGCCATCGTTCGCAAGACCATCCAAGAGATGCTCACCGCGCCGAACCCCGCGAAAAACCTATCAGAAGATCGCATGGACCCAGACGCTGCATACGCAGAAGGCATGGGGACCGTGCTCGCACCACTAGAAGCCAACCAGGGAGCCTAAATGGAAGATCAAGTCATCACACAACAGGAACCGACGCCGCAGCCTGCCGATCAGAGCGAGCAGGTTGCACCGCAGCCGCAAGCGACTGAAGAGCCGCAAGAGAAGAAGTCCGAGGCGCCCGATTGGGCCATTCGTCGCATGGCGGAGATCACTGCGAAACGTCGCGAGGCCGAAGCCGAAGCTGCACGCTGGCGTGAGATCGCCGAACGCGCGCAGGCTGCTGGCCACGATGATCAGCAGACGCCCGCGCCGCAGCAGAACGTGGATCAACTTGCCCGTGCCTACGCCGAGAACATGCGCGCGCAGGAGCGTGAGCGCGAGCGTCTGGCACAGATCGAGATGGCTGGCCGTAAGGAGTTCGGCGCCGAGTTCGACACGGCTCTGATGAACTTGAATGCTGCCGGCGTTGGTGGCCCTGAGTTCCTGAAGGTGATCGCCGAGATCCCGGATGCGCAGAAGGTCGTGACTTGGCTCGGCAAGCACAGCAACCTCGATGAGGCTGTGCGTATCAGCGGCCTCAATCCGATCCAGATGGGCATCGAACTCACCAAGCTGGCCGGCAAAGCTTCGAAAGAGATGACGAAACAGGTGTCGAAGGCCCCTCCTCCGGTGCAGCACATCGAGGGCGGTTCGTCGGCATCGGACCAGGTTGAACCAGCCGTCGGCTCGAAAGAGTGGTTCAAATGGCGGAATGAACACGCGCGCAAGCGCCGTTAAGAAGCACCGCAGTACTCACCGCGCAAGCGGGTAAGCAGGCGTAGGCAAGCCGTTAATTGTCGTGTGGCCCGTTAAGCAGTCTCCGCAGGGCAGAGACGAAACGCGAGCAATCGCATTTTTCTTTGCCTTCACGGAGACCCTCATGGCTAACAGCCTGCTTACCATTAACATGATCACCAACGAGGCGGTGCGCCTGTTCACTCAGACGAACGCCTTCCTCCGCACCGTCAACAAGCAGTACGACGACCAGTTCGCACGTGACGGCGCCAAGATCGGTAACACCCTGCGCATCCGCCTGCCGAACGACTACGTGGTCAACACGGGCCCGGCGATCACGCCGCAAGGTACGAACGAGCAGAACACGACCCTGACCGTCGCGACGCAGAAGAACGTCCCTGTGTCCTTTGGTACGGCCGAACGTACGATGTCCTTGGACGACTACAGCGAGCGCATTCTGGCGCCGGCTGTGAACCGTCTGGCTGCATCGGTGGCCTCGGACCTGATGAACGTGGCCAACGCTGCGTCCAACATCGCACCGAAGATCAGCGGCGGCAATCTGGTCTCGCCGGATGCTACGACCTGGCTGCAAGCGGGCGCCCTGCTCGATCAAACGCTGTCGCCGCGCATGGATCGCAAGATCATCATGGACCCGCTGACCCAAGCGCGTACCGTGGGCTCGTTGACTGGCCTCTTCAACCCGCAACGCAAGATCAGCGAGCAGTACGAGTCGGGCATGATCACGACCGATACGCTGGGCTTCGACTGGATGATGGACCAGACCACCAAAGTTCACACGGTCGGTACGTTCACCGCGGGCACCGTCAACGGCGCCGGCCAGACCGGCAACACCCTGACCGTCAACGCCATCACCGGCACGCTGAAGCAAGGCGACATCATCACCATCGCTGGCGTGGACGCGATCAACCGCCTGACCGGCGACGACCTCGGCGTGCTGAATCAGTTTGTTGTGACAGCCGACGTGGCATCTGGCGCAACGTCGATCCCGATCTATCCGGCCATCGTCCCGGCGCCGGCCGCGTTCAACACCGTCACCGCTTCGCCGGCCAACGGTGCAGCGATCTCGCTGGTGATGGCCGCTGGTTCGAAGTACCGCCAGAACCTGGCCTACTACCCCGAAGCCTTCACGCTGGCGACCGCCGATCTGGTCATGCCGACGTCGGGTGTGGTCGAGTCGGCGCGCGCGGAGTTCGATGGCGTGGCCATGCGGATGATCACCGCGTACGACGTGATGAGCGACAACCTCATCACCCGTATGGACATCCTGTACGGCTACGCGGCGATCCGTCCGGAGTGGGCGGTCATCGTGCCGGACGTGCTGTAACGCTTTCTCTCCCTGTAGTACTTGGGCCGGTTTCGGCCGGCCCTTTTTTAAAACACTGAGTGAGGAAGCGATGCATCCGAACATGCGTAATTTCACCGCCCAATACGTCTATCGGGAGTTCCCGAAGTGGGTCGAATTGGCAAACGGCGAGCGGATCATCGTCCATAACGCCGACGAGGAAGCTGCAGCAATCGGTCCGGAACCTGCACCGGCACGTGAAGCGCTTTTCGAAGAGGCGCGCTCGCTGGGCCTGAACCCGCATCACCGCACGGGCGAGGAAAAGCTCGTGCAGATGATCAAAGAAGCGCGGGGTGAGTGATGGCCACTTTCAACAACAGCGCAGCATACTCGATCCTGAACACGCAGAAAGGCACCTACTACGTTCAGGGCGGCCACTACTTTGTGCCGGCGACGTTCGTTGACCTGGGCACGACCGCGCCGAGCGATTACCAGTCGCTGAGCAGCGAGCGCTCCGACAAGGTGAGCATCACTGGCGGTGCGCTAGATGGCGTCACTGTCGGCCCGAACTCGACCATTAATGCAACGTTCAGCGGCACGGTGAGCAACGGTACGATTACCGGGTCAACCATCACTGGGGGCACGATCAACGGCACGCCGATTGGTCAAACGACGCCGGCCGCAGGTGCATTCCTTGGCCTGAACGCGACGAGTGCCAGCATTCTCGGTCCATGCAGTGGTGAGGGCGTTAGTTCCACCGTGAACGGCCTGGCTGCCAGCATCACGAATACCGGACCGTCGCTGGACGCATCGCCGACGTCTGCCTCCCTGACGCTTTACGATTCGACGCGCACGGCGAACAACAAAACGGCCGATGTGTCATGGTTCGGCGGCGTGCTGTCGCTGCGCCTCAAGAATGATGCTGGCTCGTCGGCTACGGCTGCGCTTTCCGTGACTGGCGGTCAAGCTGCGGGCATCAGCGGCATCACGTCGAATAGCGGCAGTGGGGCTTGGACGCACACGGGAGACTTCGCCGCATCTGGTGTAGTGAGCGCCGGTATTCAGAGTTCGGCAAATGCACTTCAGTTGCTTGGATCATCTGGCGCAGCTGATACGCAAATTCGTACGGTTGGCACTTCGGCTGACATCTCGATCCAAGTATCGGCTAAGGGGGCCGGTTCGGTAAAGCTGCAATCGCCGACTTCTGTGACCAGCTCGACTGGCTCTGTCCTATCCGTAGATACTACTGATGCCAACGGTAGCTTCATAAAGCTGTCGAACAGCGGCACGGTTATGGGCTATTACGGCTCCGGCAAAGCATTGGCGAGCGGTGGCCTGCTCACCGACCTTTCGATTCGTTCAGAAACGGGCGTCATTCTGTTTGCGAAAGGTAGTGCGGTTCAGACTCGCATCGACGCAAGTGGCACTGTGACTTTGTCACCCGGCTTTACGGTTGCCGGTCTTCCTGCTGCTTCGACTGCCCTGAAGGGAGCGCGCGCATTCGTTACCGACGCCAATAACCCGGTATGGAATAACCCGGTTGCCGGCAGCGGGTCGAACACGGTGCCTGTCTTCTGCAACGGTAACGCGTGGGTCTGCGGGTAAATCATGACCGTCCCGCTTCCGACCACGCCATCCGACCTGATCACGCTCGCGCTTAAAACCGCGAACGTGGTCGGTGTCGGCCAGACCCCAAGCGCGGAGGACATGAACGATGCGTTCAACCTGCTGAACATGATGATGGCGCAGCTGCAGCGCCGTCGTTACATGATCTATCAGCTCGTGACCATATCGAAGCAGGCCACGGGAGCGCAGTCGTACACGGTGGGACCCGGTGGGGACTTCGACATCCCGCGTCCTGCGAAACTGGAGTCGGCCTACTTCCGCCAGAACCAGAATACGCCGCTGCCGGTGGACTATCCGTTCACGATTCTGCGCGCGATGGAGGACTACAACCGCATCTCGATCAAGAACCTGAACTCGTTCCCTCAGGTGATCTACTACGATCCGGGCGTTCCGATGGGGACGATCTATCCGTGGCCGATCCCGAGCAATCAGTACACGATCTTCCTGACCGTGATGCAGCAGTTGCAGCAGTTCGCGTCGATCAACGACACGATCACGCTGCCGCCTGAGTACAACGCGGCGCTGATGTGGAATCTCGTGCTGGAACTGGGCGTCATGTACGGGCTGCCCGAGAACCCGCGCGCCGAGAAGAAGGCGGAAGCATCGCTTCGCATCATCGAAGAAGCCAACGCGCAGATCCCACTGTTGCAGATGCCGACAGCTCTCCGAAAAGCTGCCGGTACATACAACATTTACGGGGATTACTACATCGGGGGCATCTCGTAATGGCGCGCTTTGCCCTCACCGTCGGCGCCTACGAGGCTCGCAGCATCATCGCTGCGGCACAGCGCTGCGTGAACTTGTACCCGGAGAAGAACCCGGAAGGCTCGCCCTTCCCGTTCACGTATTACCCTACTCCGGGCCTCACGCCGCTGACAGCCGTAACGCCGACGAACGGCAATGGCTGGCGCGGGCTCTGGGCTGCATCCAATGGCCAGTTGTATGGTGTATGCGGGTCGTCGGTGTACGCGATTTCGTCGTCGTGGGTCGCCACGAAACTGGGCGATCTGCAAACGGTCGCAGGCCCAGTTTCCGTGACGGACAACGGCAACTACGCGCTGATCGTCGATGGATCGCTCAAGGGCTATTCGATCACCTTGGTGGGGAATGTGTTCTCCGTGATCACCGATCCGGCTTTCTTGGGCGGCATCACGGTTGACTACATGGACGGGTTCTTCATCGTGAACAACCCGAACACGCAGCAGTTCTACGTCTCTCTGGCCAATGAACTGAAGTTCGACGCCACTGACTTCGCTTCGAAGTCGGGCTACTCGGACAAGTTGATCGGGCTCGGTGTATCGCGTCGTTATCTGTACCTGTTCGGCGCGACGACGACGGAGATCTGGTTCAACGCTGGCGACGCAACATTCTCGTTCGAACGGATGCCGGGTGTGTTCATGCAGTACGGCTGCATGGCAGCGGCAACCATCGCGCAGATGGACGGTGAGTTCTTCTGGCTCGCTGAATCGGCGCAGGGCCGCGCCATCGTCTGCAAGACGAACCAGTTCACGGCACAGAAAGTCTCGACGTTCGCGCTGGACAATGAGCTTGCTGGCTATCCCACTCTTGACGATGCGCAGGGCTTCACCTACCAGATGGGCGGTCATTTCTTCTACGTGTTGAACTTCCCGACCGCGAACAAGACGTGGCAGTACGACCTGAGCACGGGCCAGTGGAACGAGCTTGTTTGGCTTGACACGAACGGTAACGAGAACCGCCATCGGGCTAGCTGCCATGCGTCGATCTACGACACCTCCATCGTGGGCGACTGGCAGAACGGAAACCTGTACGCGTGGGACATGGACAACTACACGGACAACAGCCGGCCCATCCCGCGCATCCGTTCTTTCGCCCATTCGACTGATGACAACTCGGACCGCATTCGCTATCGCGAGTTCATCGCGAACATGGAAGCAGGTAACGGAGACGGTTCGCATGATGCTGTGCCGGTGTTCCTGCGCTGGAGCGATACGCGCGGCAAAACGTGGGGTAACGCCATCAGTACAACGCTCGGTGCCGAGGGTGAATACCTGACGTCCCTCCAATTCCAACGCCTCGGCATGGCTCGCGATCGCGTGTTCGAACTGTCGTGGTCTGCGCCGGTTAAGACCGCGCTCCTGGGCGCATGGGTGCAATCGGAGTCGAATAACCAATGAGCGGACCATCCACAGATATCCCGCTGATCAACGTGCCGCTGGTAGGCCCGAATATGCAGATCAGCGAACCCTGGTTCATGTTCCTCATGCAACTGTTCTTCAGGACAGGTGGCACGAGTGGGCTCACTGACGCGGATGCAAATGGCCTCACGCGCTCGCGCAAAGGCGACATGGATCGGTCTCATGATGAAGCTGTTCCGGTCTCTCAGCGCGTATCGCAAGACCGTCGTGACGATGAGGCTGTACCACGGCGTCATTCGCAGCCGCAGCTAGTCCTGACGAAGGAAATCTATAAGCCGCTGACTCTGATCCGTGCGTACGTCGGGCTGGGTGCCGACATTCCGGCCGGCTGGCAACTTGCAGACGGGTCGAACGGAACGCCGGACTTGAGAGACAAGTTCATCGTCGGCGCGGGCAATCTGTACACACAGAACACGACAGGCGGTTCCACGACCATCGCTGTCACGACAGGAACAGTTCAGAGCGGGGCTGGGGCCACAGTCGTTACTGGCGTTACAGCCCCGTACGTGCAGCCGTACTACGCCGCAGCTTACATCATCAACACCAAGACCGTCACCATCGTGACGGACGCAAAACTGAGGTAATCGATGGCCATCACTTACATCTTGATGTTCGAACCGCAGGCTGTGCCGAACACGGACCTCGTTCTCTACACGGTCCCAGGACCGCCGACGATGCCCGCGCAGACCATCATGAAATCCGCGCGCATCCGTCTGGCCAACACCACTGGGAGCGCAGCCACGGCAACTATGAACATCGTCAAGCCTACTGGCTCCGTCGGCTCCGGGAATATCGCGCTACCCGCTGTGACGGTCAACCCGAACGACTACCTCGACGTAGACGTGCCGGACATGCTCGCGGGGTACACGTTGCATATCACGTCGGGCACCGCAAATGCCCTGACGGTTTCTCAACTCGATGGTTTCCTGAAGAGCTGATGACGCCGGCCGAATGCATCTACGAATCGGTAAAGGACAGCATCTCTCTGCCCTTCGATGCATTCGTGCTCGCGACAGGCGATTGGAAGTTCATCCCGGTGATGGAAGGTGGCCAGATGATCGGCGCCGTCATGAAGAAGGACAACGAGTTGCATGTCGGGTTCGTACGTCAGGGAGCATGCATTCGTGACCACATCCGGCGAATCCTCGGTGACGTTCTGGCTACGTACGGTTCTGCGGTAACGATGGTTCGCAAGTCGAACGCGCGTGGGTTGAGGTTTTGCGAGCGCCTCGGATTCGAAAAGACTCATGAGGAAAACGGCGTCGTTTTCATGAAATGCTTGAGGTGCAAATATGTTCAGTAGGTATCGGCAAAAAGCGTTAGGCGATGCGCGCCTGATGGACCCGGCAACGGCCGTTCTTGGAGCTGCTGGCGCGGGAGTCGTCGGCAGCGTGCTCGGGTCGAATGCGTCCAAGGATGCGGCGCAAACGGGCGCCAATGCTACCAACCACGCCTCCGACCTGCAGATGCAGCAGTTCCAGCAGATGCAACAGAATCTGGCGCCGTACATGCAGCTTGGGACGTCGTCTATCCCTATGCTGCAGCAGATGCTGAGCGGCGCGCGCCTGAACACGCCATTCTCGTTCAATCCGACGATGGAGCAACTGGAGCAGACGCCTGGCTACCAGTTCACGCTCCAACAGGGCAACAAGGCGCTCGACAACGCGATGGCTGCTAAGGGTCTGAGCCTGTCCGGCGCGCAGTTGAAGGGCCTCGACGCCTATAACACGGGCCTCGCAAGTAACACGTTCCAGCAGCAATACCAGAACGCGCTGCAGAACTTCAACACGAACTACGGGCAGGCTGCAGACCAGTACAACCGGACAGCAGGTCTCGTGGGCCTTGGCCAAAACGCTGCTGCCGGCGTGGGCAATGCAGGATTGCAGACGGCATCGAACATCGGCAACAACATCACGAGTGGCGCGAACGCTCTGGCAGCGGGTCAAGTTGGATCGGCAAATGCATTGAGTGGTGGTCTATCCGGGCTCGGTGCCAATGGGTTGCTGTACTCGCTCCTGAAAGGTAACAGTAGTGCAACAAACTCAAGTCCGGGACTGTATGTTATGGAGTCGAGTTTGCCCGGGCTCCAAATGCCCGCAATGAATCCGATGGGCCAAATCAGCATGGGAGGCTAAGATGCCGCTTGATCCTTCGATCCCGCTGCAGGTACAGCAGCAAAGCCCATTCGCGGCCTTACAGCAGCCGATCCAGACCGCCGCGACCCTCCAAGGGCTGCGGCAGAATCAAACGCGCCTGAACGCGAATCAGGCCATTTCTGACGCCTATCGGCAGTCGGTTGACCCGAACACGGGCGAAGTGGACTTTGGCAAGCTCCAGGCTCTCGCAAGCCAGAACGGCGCAGGGGCGTTCCTGCCCGAGTTCATGGGCCAGATCGCGCAGCAGCGCAATTCGCAGCTCCAGTATGAGACTGGCCAACTGGAGCAGGCTCTAAAACAACAGCAGGCCGTTCGTAGCACGGTAGGATCTGTCGCGCTCGATCCGAACCTCGGCAAGACGGACATGTCGCAACACATCGCGCAGCAGATCGTCGGCTTAGTTCAGAGTGGAGTTCTTCCGCAGGACATGGCTATCCGCGAACTGAAAAGCATCCCGGGAGATCCTGCGTTGCAGGCCGCATGGGTGCGCAATCACTTGATGAACTCTCTGAGCGGTGAAGCCAAGATCAAGGCTCTTATGCCGCAAGTTCAGGCGATCAACACGGGCGGCGCGACGAATGTAGTGGCTATCAACCCGATGACCGGCGAACCAACTGTGACCGGTACGATGCAAAACACCGTGTCGCCGGACACGCTCGTGCAAAACGTAGAAACGATTGATCCGGTCACGGGTCGGCGTTACGCCATTACCAAGGGACAGCAACTTGCCGGACAAGGTGGCGCAGGTGGCGCGCCGCAGGGTCAAGGCTACAACGGCCGATATCAGCAAGGCGGTGTTCCAGGTGGGATCCTGACGTCTCTCGGACCAAGCGAGCAATCCGCATTGACCTCACAAGGCACCACGTCAAACACGGCCGCGCAGGAACTGCACAACGCCGCGGCTGATGCCCCGATGCGACTGAATCTGCTGCAGCAGGCGCGCGACATGCTGCAATACGGTGTCGACAAGGACGGCAATCCGGTCAAAAGTCCGCTCAATACTGGCCCGGGATCCGATTGGCGCAACAACGCGAAGTCGTTCTTCAATGCGCTTTCTCCGGATTTGGCCAAGAAAATCGGATGGACTGGGGACGTCCAGCGGTATGACGAGTTCAAGAAGATCCTTACGAACTATGCGTCCTCGGTCTCTGGTTCGCTCGGTTCAGGCACTGATGCGCGCCTCAATGCCGCCATCACTGGAAATGCCAACCCGAACATTTCCAGCTCCGCAAACGAGGATATTCTGACCAAGACCATCGCTGCCGAGAAGATGCGCGCCGCGCAGGATTACGCATTCCAGAACGCGCGAGACGCAAATGGTGCTCCGCTTACTACCGACAAGTTCAATCAGTGGCAATCGCAGTGGAACAAGGCCGTTAATCCTGACGCCTTCGTGTATGCATCGATGAGCCCGGAACAGCGCACGGCGTACACCAAACGGGTGGGCACCACAAAGGCGGCGCAAACAAAGCGTGACCTGATCAACTTGGCACGTTCAGGCGTGATCGATATGGGGCAGTAATGGCGAACTACGACGACATCATTGAATCTGCGGCCCGGACAAACAATATCGACCCGGCGCTGATTCGCGCCGTCATCCAGACCGAATCAAGCGGCAATCCGCGCGCTGTCTCGAGCAAGGGCGCCGTGGGTCTCGGTCAGCTGATGCCGGCGACCGCAAAGTCACTGGGCGTTTCTGATCCGACCGACCCGAAGCAGGCCATCCCTGCGATTGCCGCGCTGCTGAACGAGAACCTGACGCGCTACGGCAACGTGCAGGACGCCTTGCGCGCGTATCACGGCGGCACGGACCAGAAAAACTGGGGGCCGTTGACGCAAGCTTACCCACAGAAGGTGCTTTCCAATATTGGAAGGGGCCAGCCTGCGGCTGTGCAAACGCTTCCAGGCATTCCTCAGCGCAGTCAGGGCGCAGATGCATCGAATCTGAGCGATGAGGAAATTCTCAACGCATTTCCAGAAGCAGGGCAGCAGCAGGCGAAGGGGCGCCAGGCGACAAGTCAGGGAACGTCGCCGGGGAGCCTTACAGATGAGCAGATCCTAGCCGCCTTCCCAGAAGCGTCAGGTGCCACTTCGCAAAGATCGGGGGCGCCTAAGCTGGTTGCCCAACAACAGCCGCAGCCTGGAGCGCTCAAATCCTTTTTCGCTGGCGTAGGCAAAGGTATCGGCTCTACCGTGCAAGGCGCCGAGCAGCTTATAGGCCACGGCCTGCAAGCGCTCAAGGATGTGGGGCCGACTCCCAGCATGCTCGGGATTGCATCGACCTTGGGCGGCTTGATGTTTGGCGAACGCCCCGAGACGTTCCTGCATAAAGCGGGGGCGTCGATGGTCGCCGATGCAAACAAAGGCATCAGCAACTTGAACACGCAGATTGCCCCATATTCGCAGGCGCATCCAGTTGCCACTACTGCCGGCAATATTAGCGGCTCGGTCGCCGCAACTTTGCCGTTGACGATGGCTGCCCCAATCGCCAATACCTACCGCGGGGCCGCAGGGATTGGTGCGCTCACAGGCGCCGCCTCAGGGGCCGCTACCCCAGTCGAAGGCGGCAATGACTTCTGGGGTGACAAAGCCCAACAGGTCGGCCTCGGCGCGCTCACTGGCGGCGTGGCGTCGCCTGTGCTGCGCGGCTTGAGCCGCTTGATCTCACCACAGGTATCGCCTGACGTCAAAGCGCTGATGGATCGCGGCGTAACGCCGACGCCGGGACAGATCCTAGGCGGTGGCTTCGCGCGCACGGAAGAGAAGCTGTCGAGCGTTCCCTACCTCGGCGACATGATCAAGAACGCCCAGCAGCGAGCGGTCCAGCAGTTCAACGCCGCAGCATACAACGAAGCTCTCGCGCCGATCGGTGAGAAGTTCACAGGCAAGGTCGGGCAAGAAGGTATCGAGCAAGTTGCGAACAAGATCAGTGCAGCGTACAACGAAGTTCTGCCCAAGATGCAATTCAAGATCGACCCGCAGTTCCATGCGGACGTGATGAACTTGAGTTCTATGGCGCAAGCACTCCCGAAGCAGCAAGCAGACCAGTTTGAAAAAATCCTGAAGACACAGATTTACAATAAGCTCGGCCCGCAACAGAACATGGATGGTCAGGCGCTCAAAGGCGTCCAGAGCGAGCTTGCAAAGGCCGCCAAAGGATATCTGGGCGACCCATCGTATGACCAGCGTCAGCTTGGTGCTGCGATTAGCGCGTTGAAGGATGCGGTGGAAGGCAATCTGGCGCGCGTGAATTCTCCAGACCTTGTCCAGAAGCTTGCAAACGCCAACCAGGCATGGGCGAACTTTGCGCGGATCCGGGCCGCTGGCGCATCGCAGGGAGCGATGAATAAAGAAGGCGTGTTCACCGCTGCCCAGTTACAAAACGCTGTCCGGAGCGCTGATAAATCGGTCGGGAAAGGCGCAACGGCGACCGGGAACGCGCTGATGCAGGACTTGTCGGGCGCCGGCCAGAGCGTGCTCGGATCGAAGTATCCCGATAGCGGGACGGCTGGTCGCGGCCTAATGTCATTGCTGACGCTTGGAGGGGCGGGCGCAGGCTTCGCGACAAATCCTACGCCGACCCTGCTGACACTTGGCGCTATTGGTGCGGGATCGCTACCATACACCCAGCTAGGCCAGCGGGCGGCCGCGAAGGTTCTTACATCGCGCCCACAGCTTGCCCAGCCGGTAGGCAAAGCGATATCCAAGCTCGGTCCTGTAGTCGTACCCGGCGCGCTTCCTGCGCTCCTCTCGGGCGGCCAGTAGGCAGCGGATTTCGTAGACAACGGACGTGCCAACAGCCGTTCCGATAGCGTGAATTAGTTGTTCGGTTTTCATAGGTAAGGCGATCCTCTAATCGTCGTTCTGTCGTTAAGCGGTCTCCCTAGGCAAGAGGCAAAGGCAATCCTTTTCTCTTGCTTAGGGCACGACATGACCGCCTTCCTTCTGCCAAACGCGAAGCAGCAATTTTTTGACACCAACGGCCGTCCACTCGCAGGCGGGAGTGTCTATTTTTACATACCCAATACCTCTACCTTCAAGAATACTTGGCAGGATGCTGGTGAGACTATCCTCAACACAAACCCTGTCGTCCTCGACTCGAACGGACAGGCGATCATCTACGGCGATGGTCAGTATCGGCAGGTCGTCTACGATGTCCACGGCAACCTCATTTGGGACAAGCTGACCGATTCTCCGGTGTCTAGCTCGGCATTGTCCAGCACTATCGGTGCCGGTGGCGCGGTCAACATCGGATTCGACGGGAATACGCTCGCCCAGCAATTCGCGTCTCGTGTCAACCGAGTGGTGGATTCGATTGGTGCGCTCCGAGCCTTGAACAAGCTTGTCTACACGCGTGCCTACGTCTTCGGCTATTACGCCGCAGGCGATGGCGGCGGCGGTGCGTACTACATGGACGCAAACGACACGACCAGCTCCGACAACGGTGGCACGATCATCGTCGCGAACGACGGCGGACGTTGGAAGCTGCAGCCTGGTGGCCTTGTGAGCCCGCGTACCTTCGGCGCAAAGGGTGACGGCACGACTGACGACACCGATGCACTGAACCGCTGGGCACTCTATCTGCTGGGCGGGAACGTCGCGGCGAACCAGCATATGGGCTACGGCTGCGCCGGCACGTACAAGGTCACTGGCTCAGGTTGGCAGATCGGCATTGGTGACTATATGCCGAACCTGATCACGGACGGTGCCGACCAGTTCTGCATCACTGGCACTGTGTCCCCGCTCGTCACCATCTTCGCAACTGGCGGCTCGGGCCAACTTCCAACCGTCACATGGAGCGGTATCAGGCTGAATGGTGTGACCAACACTGGCACGAACGAAGGTGTGCGCGTAGCCGGCGCCTGCTTCTTCACGGGCCACGGCTGGCACTTCGACAATCTCGGCATCGGCATCCGCTACTACAACCTTGCCTCCGGCTCGTTCACGGAAGGCGTCGTGTTCGAAGACGCGCTGTTCAATCGCAGCGTAACGACGTGGGTGCGGTACTCGGTGGGTGCGGGCGACGGCTCGTTCCGCAATTCCGGCCTGCGCAACTTCAAGGGTAACTTGGGTGAGACGGCGGGCCCGGCGATCCTCATTGATAGCGGATGCGTGCCCTACTTCGCCCCGATGAGCGGCACCATCTGGAACTACAACCCCAACGGTTTCTTCATCCGCAACAACTCGACGCAAGTACCACTGGTCGGCAACATCGACACGGAGACGCAGGGCAGCAACGCCAACAAGCTGACACTGGCAGATCCCGCGGGCACCGGGCAAACGTTCTTGGTGGGCAGCGTCGGTGTCTGGAACTACGGATCGTCCAATATCCGTCTTGGTCTGCTGATTGAGAACGCAAACTACTTTAACGCAAACAGCGGCGAGGGCCAGATGTTCCAGGCCGACACGATGAGCGGCCAGATCGTGTCCACGGCCCTCGGACAGCGCTTCCACGTGCCGTTGACTCCCGGCGTAACGAAACCGTTCCTGCAATGGGCTGCAATCCTTTCCGTCTGCGTGACGTACACCGATGGTTACTACTGGCAGGGCTTCTATCTCGTGGCGCCTGGAGCCACTGACGCAATCATCAACAGCAACGCGCTACCAGGTGGCGGCATCGTCAATCCGGGCGGTGGCTACAACATCATGACCGTCAGCCAAGGCAACGATGGAACGGCGTTTTTCGACAACGGCCTGCTACCAGCTGGCGCGAAACTCTCCTATTCACTCAAGTACCTGAACGGTCTCATCCCGCAATAAGCCAACCCATACACCACCACAACCATGAAAGCCCCAAACATGAGCGATCCAATCTCCGGTGCAGCCGCCAGTGCCGCAGGTCTGAAAACACTGGGCGGCCTCGCAGCGGGAACCGGCATTGGCGCCGGTCTCGCAGCGTATGTCGCAATGTCGATGACCAAACCCGCAACGGACAAAGAGTGGCGCGTCGCACTCGCGTGCACGTTTGCCGGTTCACTTGGTGGTGGCGCGGCCCTCATCAAATACCTCGGCATCGAAAAATGGTCGGCCGACGTGTTCGGCCTCGTTGGTCTCGGCGGCGTCATGTTCGCGTGCGGGTTGCCAGCATGGGCGCTCGTGCGGGCCTTCTTCCTGTTCCTCGACAAGCGAAAGAACTCCGACTTGATGGAGATCGCGCAGGAGGTCAGCAAGGGCGTGAAGGAGATCGTGTGAATACGGCCGACATGAAACCGTCCGGGGCCTGCCGCGCGCTCGTGCGCCAGTTCGAAGGATGCCGGCTGCAGGCATACCTAGATTCGGCTGGCGTCCCAACGATCGGCGTAGGCCACACTCGCGGCGTGAAGATGGGCGACCGCTGCTCGCAAGCGCAGGCCGATCTGTGGCTCACGCAGGATCTGGAGGACGCAGGAGCCGCGGTTGCGTCGCTCGTCAAGGTGCCGCTCACACAGGATCAGTTCGACGCTCTCACCGACTTTACGTTCAACCTGGGCGTGCGCCGGCTGGCCGAGTCGACGCTGCTGATCATGCTCAATCGGGGCAACTACAAAGCAGCCGCTGACCAGTTCTCGCGCTGGGTCTATGCAGGTAACAAGGTGCTCGCTGGTCTCGTGAAGCGACGTGCCGCCGAAGCCATGCTGTTCATGTCGAACGAGGCCAAGCCATGACCGCACTCGAACGCCTCGCCATCGCCTCTTTCACGCTCGTGGCCATTCTGCTTGGCGCCGTCTTCGGCATGAAGCACTATGGCACCGAGCGCTACGACGAAGGCTATGCGGCCGCTGTCGCCGCTGGCAAAGCACAACACGACCGTGACGCCGCAGACGCTGCAAAACGAGAATCCGACCTGCGCGCCAAGCTGGCAGCACAGGACGCAGACGCCCAACGAAAGGACCAAGAACATGCCCAAGAACTCGCTGATGCTCAGCGCCGTGTGCGCGCTGGCGTTGATCGGCTGCGCTGCCCAGCCAGTCCCGTACAGCCCTCCACCGCGCCCGCAGATCGATCCGTTGCCGCCGAGCCTGCAACTGACGGAGCAGGACCGGACCTTGTGCCGGAGGCTGCTGCAGACGTTCTCGGCTACGGAGCAGCAATTGCAAGCCTCGTGTCACGATACGAGCGTGTGGTCGAGCGCTTCGAAGAGTGCCGGGCAGTGAATGCGAAGTGAGGTTGTGGTGGCCCGACCTCCAGTTTGCGCTCCCCGGCAGACGTGAACAAAGTTCACCGATTCGGCTCATTGCGCATCCGACTATCCCAAAAGGCAGTGTAGTCGCTCCCTATGACATTTCTGCCATCACCACACGACTGCTGACTGCCTGAGCTTTTGGGGCACCAGTGGTACCCAGTAAGGCGATCCAATCAGCATGCGTGTGGTGCCGGACTTTCACCGGCATGCCGTTTATCCCGAAGTTACGCGGTCACATTACAGGCCCTGCAGCCATCGTCCTCACAAGTGGCACTTGATCGTCCGGCTTAGGGCAAAGCCCGATGCTTTCGCAGAGCGGGTACGCATCGATTATACTTCTATTTGATGTTCTCCAAGCAAAGAGAGGCTTGAAATTTCCTGCCATTTTTTTGCCAACTCCACTTGTAAGTCATTGAAACAGTAGAGTTAACGCTACCGGCTCCGGGCACCAATGTCAAGCACTTAACGTCTGGAAAAACCGCTTAGTCTTTGATTTGTAAGGCATCCAAGCCAAGTTGGCCGGATGCCTTTCTCTTTTTCATCCTTCATTTCTGATACCATTTGCCAAAATTTACCAAGGAGTTTGGCAAAATGGCTGCACCTAAGAAAGACGGATCTGTCTGGCGGCACCGCATCATGGTGAAGGGCAAGCGCGTCTCGGGGACCTTCCCTACGAAGGCGGCAGCGCTGGCATGGGAAGCCGCGCAACGCGTGGAAATCCTAGATGGCAACATATCTGGGGTCGGCAAGACCGTGAAGGATGCTCTCGTTCGGTACGAACTTGAGGTCTCGAAGAAAAAGCGCGGTCATGCCAACGAGGCAAAACGACTCGCATGGTTTCGTGAGTCATCCATCGCTGACATAAAGATGTCGGAGATCAAGCCTTCGGACATAGCTGCGTGGCGAGATGAGCGGCTCAAGAAGGTCAAGGGATCGACCGTCAACCGTGACCTCAATATCCTGTCTCATGTCTTCGCTGTGGCGCGCCGTGAATGGGGATGGATCGCCATAAGCCCTACGACCGATGTAGAGCGGCCAAAGCAGCCGCCGCACCGCGACAGACGCATCAGCGAGAAAGAGATAGACCTGATCTGCCTTCAACTCGGCTGGGACCGTAAGACCAGTAAGGTGCCAACTACCAAGCAGCATCGCATTGCCTTGGCCTTTCTGTTCGCCATTGAGACAGCCATGCGTGCAGGAGAAATCTGCTCTCTTACCAAGGCAGATGTACAAGGTCGTGTGGCCCGGCTGCACATGACAAAGAATGGACGTGGACGCGATGTCCCGCTGTCTGCACGCGCGCTCGAGATATGGAAGATGGTCCCAGACGGATTCGACCTATCCCCGGCTATCCTTGACGCTCTGTTCAGAAAAGCAAAGAAGAATGCAGGTATCGAGGGGCTAACGTTCCACGACACCCGCCATGAGGCAATCACGCGTCTTGCGCAAAAGCTCGACGTGCTCGACCTGGCGCGCATGGTCGGGCACACGAACATTAATCAGCTTCGCACGTATTACAACGCGACAGCTGAGGACATTGCTTCACGACTGTAGACTTTCCGCCCACTTGATGACTTCCCGGGCCTTATAGCGCGGTAGACCGCAACCATTCACCGTGCGGATGCTAATCGGCCTAGGGAAACTCGGAAGCGGCAGGATCTTGTCGCGTACCGTGCTGTACGAGTATTTCAGATAGGCCGCGATGTGCTCAGTGTCCCATAGGTCAACCTCGACCGGGATCGACTTCTCGCTCAGCTTTTGCAGGATTGCTGCCAGAATCTCTTTTTCGCTCATCTCATCCTCTCCCATTCTTCTCAGCCGGCCACGGGCACTTGCTCAACGAGTGATCCCCACCGCAGCGAGTGCACTGCGGCACGGTCAAGATGCCCCACATCAGCCACCACAGCCATAAGGCGATGGCGGGATTCATGCGCTCGCCTCGTTATCTGCTTGGCCGGACGCTACCTTGTTGAAGTAGAAGAAGGCAGCTTCCGTGCACGCAATCAAATCTGAACGTCCGAGGCAGTAGCCGTCGATGAAACGATTTAGATGCTCGCGGCCCACTACTTTCGACTCAGCCAGTCGAGCGCCCCAGGCGTCGATGTGGGCGATGAGGGCTTTGATTCTGGACTTTTGGGCATCGGTTCCCTCTTGGAAGAGGCCAACTTCATACAAATCATTCAGCAGTGCGCTGAACTCTGGATCGTCTCCGATACTCTGCTGTTTCAGTTCATCCCACATTGGGTTGCTCCTTCTTCATTTCCACTCGATCCATTCGCACGTTACATGCGCTTCATTTCTGGTCTCGCTAACCCAGTTCGTTACCGGCACTGTGCAGTTCATTTTTGAGTCGTATGCCGCACATGAAGAGACCGGATATTCCTCGGTCTTGGTTCGTCCCGTGAACTGGCTTTTGCAATACTCAACCGGTACGCTTATGGCTGTTGGGCGCCCGAAGGGAGCAAGAGCAAGAGCCAGAAGGAAGAACGCCAAGGCGGGAACAATGATCATGTAGTACTCACGGAGCCACTTCACGGCTTCTCTCCTTTCTCTGCCTTCTGTTCGCCGGCCAATGCCTCGCGCGCCACACGCACGCAAGCCCACGACTCGGCCTTGTTAGCATCGCCGTACTGTGCCTCGGCAGTATCTCGGTTCATTTCGATGATCTTATTCAGCGCAGCTACCAAACGGGGTTGCTGTTCGCTGGACAGCGGCGGTGCGGCGAGATCAAGCACCTTTCGAACGATGCCAAGCTCCTTGCCGATAGCGACGGGCGGTTTACCTTGCGCACGATTCCAGTTCAGGAACTCTTGCCCGATGCGTATGTTGTCGAAAGCACCGTGGCTCTGGCGCGCAAGCTGTGCGCGGAGGTCGGCAAGCTCATATTCCATGTAGTGAGTTTTTGTTGAGGCTCGCATGGTCGCAGGCTGGTCCCAGCCATCTGCCTTTGCGTGCTCCTGCCACGTCTTCACGTCCTGCGCAGCTTGTTGCAGTCTGCCCTCTCCAATTCCGTCGAATTCGACAGAATTAGCCTCACCTATTGATTCATATGGAGCGCTGCAGGCGGCAATCCATGCGTCCTCACCTATGGATGTGAGTGCTGCTGTCCACCCTTCCCATGCCCAATATGCAGGCGAATCCTCGCGGAACGGGTTGGTCTTCGTGAGGCGGTCGGCATTCCACCAATCGTTGAAGTTTCTTGATGGCTCCCGCAGTTCGTCCTCACCTATGGATGCGGACGCGGGCCATCCGTCGATACGCGCAAGAGCCTCATTCGCGGTGTCGTGCATCAGGCCATAAAGCCGGTCGCGATCTTCACCTTCCAGCGCGTCGCCGAGATAGCGGAACAGCGAGTGCTGAATTATGCAGTCCAAAACCGCGCTCGGCATACGCTTCACGCGCGGCATGCCTTCGGGCCCGTTCTCGTACACATCCGGCGCTGCGCGCTCGGCATCGATGTTCTCAGCCATGGGTGGCCTCCGGTTCAAAAAGGTCTGCGAAATTGTCGGCGACGTGCTGCGCCTTCTCGCGTTCGAAGTCTCGCCATTTCGGATTGTTGAATCCCCACAGGCGAGTCGCACGCCAGCCGCATGAGCACACGGCGTCGGTCCAGACCTGCCAGCCATCGCTACCCGGCATCTCGACAATGCTGTGCTTACTCATGCTCGCCTCCCTTACGGCTGGCTGCAATTGCGGCGCGAATCGACGCCGCTACTTCTGTCAGCGTGGGGATGTCGTTCTGGCAGCGAAGTTTCTCGACAATTTGCGCGGCCATCTCAAGGCCCACATCCTTCGGGTCTGCTGCACTGGTGGCGACCTCCGGCATGATGTAGCCGGGGATAAGCTGGTTCACGTGCATGACGACCCAGCCAATAGGTAGATTCAATTCCCCGAGTGACTTGTACGCGTCTGCTTCGTCGGTGAACACGCCGATGCCGTCGAGCTTGGTGTAGCCGAGTTCCTTTTTTCCATCTGGCATTTCGACGACGGTTTGCAGCGCAATCAACCATCCGTTGTTGACAGTGCTGGTGGCAGGAGATTGGCTTAGCGCGGCGCGCAGGTCGGCAGCCGTAGCGTCCCACTTTCTGATCCGTCGCGTACTGCCTGCATGCTCCGCACGGTCTCGTGCAATACCGATGGCCTCGTACAGACGATCCGCCAGACAGCCGGGGAGCATCGGCAGCCCGCCCGCATTGGCAGCGTCAGCTTTCCCCGTCGCGTCGGATGGCGAGACAGCTTTGCGAGCGAGCGCAATCAGGGCGAGAACGGTAGCCGGGTTAGCTCCGGCAATGAAGGCCGAATCTTCGGCGCTCATGTGTTTGCATACTTGTTCGCCGCCAACCTCATCCGATTGGTAAACAGTATGGCCGCCATCTACCCACGGGCCGGTGCTCGCGGCGTGTGCCAGTGCTTCCAGCTTGTCCAATGCTGCATTGTCCAGGTCGATTCCTGCCGGTGCGGTGTTTTTCGTGTCGGTCATGGTTCAGCCCTCGTTGTATGCTTGTGCACGCGTCATCAGCCCTTTGGCTGCGGCGCCGTTCTGGATCTGCTTGAGTTGGCGTTGCGCTTCCTGCAGCGTAATTTCACCGCTGTGCACACGCGCCATCAGCGCCTTGCGGTCTTCCATGCTATCCGCGATCTGGCCGCCCTTGTCGGCCTCGTTGACGAAGCGGCGTTTGTCGATGTTCGCCTCGAATGCTGAACGCTCGCTCATTCACCGCTCCCACGTTGGCCGTTCTCATTGCTGGCGGCCTGGGCCCGGCCAATTTCGGCGGCGGCCCTTACGATCGCGCGGCGGTAATCGTTCTCATGCTCCGACGCGCAGTAGAAGTGACCGGCTTTCTCATCGCGCTTGTAGGCTTCTATAGCGGGCTCCGGGTGGATGCTGGTGGCTTGCCACTCAAGGTCAATTTTTAGTTTTGCAGCCAGACGCAGCGCGTCACCGTCGTCGTTCAAAGGGTTAAACCAGCCTGCCCACGGCCCAACACACCAAAGCCCCAAGCCAGCGCAATACTTGCGGTCGATCGGGTCGCATTGGTCGTCGCGCCCTACTTCGCGCCCAGCAGCTTTTGCCGCCAGTTCCAGCAGTTCACGATCAGTCATTCGAGCCTCCTTCCTTGCTGGCGGCCGGGGCTTCGGCCTTGATACGGAAGAACCCAGGCTCCCTGCGCTTCAAATGTCGGATCAGCGTCGTCGAGAGCATTACTGTCTTTGCCTCGGCCTCGGTATAGCCAGTCTGCATTTCAAGGAACTGCGCAGCTTCCTCAAGCGCCTCGTTGCGCGCCTCTCGTACAGCGGAGAGGCGAACCTCGCGTTCGATGGCTCTTGCGAACGAGATGGGTAGGATGTAGTCGCCGTCGCGGCTCTCGGCCGTCTGCGTTTCATCAGAAATGGCGATGATTCGTTCGTTCGTCAGTTCGGCCTGTGCCTGTACCGCTGGTGTGACACTGCTCTCGATGTATTCTTTGATGATCGCCATGCAGCGCGCGTCCTCTTGCGCCGTAGCTCCTGAGAGACGGCTTTCATCCAGCGGCGTGCACATGCGATCGAGTGCGTGGCGCACCTCGGGCGGCACAGATGCAGTGCGTTTCGTTTTGAATTCAAAGTCCATGCTGTTTCTCTTTCAGATGATTTTGGCTTCGATGCGCCGGGTAGCTTCTAGCGTTTGCCATGCCGAGAACTTCGCCTGCGCCGCAGTGATCAGCCAGCGCAAGGACTCCTCTTTCTCGACGGCAGCCTTCAGACCATCCAGCACTTCCAGATACTCCGGATGCGCGTATGCCTCTCGTTCCTGCGCGACGGCCGACTTGTGACCATCGATCTCGGCTTGTCGCATCAGGAGCGCCTTTTTCGACTTCCTGAATTCTTCGAGGTGAACGCGATCGGCCTTGGCCTGCGCATATTCGGATGCATGATCTCGAATGAAATCGAGCACCTTAAAGACGTCGATCTTGGCATCGGTAGTCATCGTCTGCTCTGTCAGTACGGCACGTCCTCAACCGGAACTTCTGGAGCGTCTTTCGGCTTCTCGAAGTAGTAGGCTCCATTCAACTCGAAGTGCAGCGTGTCGTAACCGGCCTTCAGCGTCTCCAGTTTGTACGTCTCCACTTCACGCCACGCGCTGGTGTTGAAGTGCTTCTTCAGCAGGGCGATGACTTTTTCTTTGCCCTCTTGCGAACGGCCAGAAATGCCGTGCTCCGTCATGAGAGCCTGGATCTTCTCCAGATAGATTTCACGCTGCGACTCGATGTGCTTCCAGTCGCGGTTAGAGTGCTGGTCAGGGATGATCCCGTCACTAGTGCGCGAGGTGTCTACGCCCAGTTGCGTGCCGCCGAGGTTCAGGAGCTCGATGTGCGGCAGGAAGTGCTGGAAGGTTGGGTTGACGAACTCTTTGCCATCGATGACGTTGAAGCGCTCCTTCAGGATGTAAGCCTTGCGGACCTGCTTCTTGCTGTCCAGGTTCTCCATCTCGCGCTCCATGCACACGAGAATCGACGGCTCGTAACCGGTTTCAGTCTCGGCCTTCATCTTGACGCCGGTCTTTTCCAGTTCGCGCCTGCCATTGTCGTTCGTGAAGAAGTCGTACTCGTAGCCCATGCGGCCGCACATGATGATGTGGAGGGCAGAGTTTACGTAGCGGTCGGTGAAGCGGCGCCACTCCTGCTTGAGCCATGCCCAATCCTGAAACTCAAGGCCGCGCGTGCGATTGCGCTTCCGTGCGTACGTCTCGGTGAACTCGGTCCAGAAATGCGAAATGGAGTCGATGATCAGGATGCTGCCGTGCTTCTCAGCTTCATCGACCGCGGCCAGCAGGTCGGTGAAGGCGCGGGTCTTTGCCTGCATCAGTTCAATTCCATTTTTCCTGAAAAGCGGCGTCACGTAGTCGCTGCCAGTCTCGGTGTCGAGGAAGAATGCCGGCTTCTTCGCGTACTCGATGCCGTGATCTTGGAGATACTGAATCAGGCCGATGGCGAGGTTCGATGCGGTGAAGGTTTTGCCGCTGCCAGCAAGGCCCATGAAGCCAGCCTTCATGTACGCTTGGGTGTGTTCTGCCGGTTTGAAAAGGCTCATTTTTCGTTCTCCATCTTGCGGGGTTCGTTCTTCGGTTGTTCGTTCTGCAGGCGATCTTGGCGCGCTCGGTTTTCGTCAAACCACCGAAGCGCGTCGGCTGCCATTTCGTGTTGCCTGTTCGCTTTGGCGCGCATGGCTTCGCGGTATTTGCGTTTCATTGGGGCCTCAAAATCAGTGCATCGTTCATCTCATCCAGCTCCTGCACTTCCGCTACGATGAACAAGAATGCAGCGAGGAATACGAGGGCTTGGGCTATGTTGCGAATCATGGGAGTTGCTCCCCAATATATGCGGCAGCTCGCACGATGGCTCGGCGGGTAGCAGCCATTTCGTCACCATCGTGGTGTTCTCGAATTTCCTTGCCGCGTTGCTGTCGGCCTTGCACAAATGTCCATCCAACGAACGTTGACAATGGCAGCGGATCGACCTGAATACAAAGGCTGACCGCCAGCCGCAGTGCATCGCCGTCGTCGATGAGTGGGTTCCATACGTAGCTCTTCTCGCCCGTGTAGATATGCAGACTGACGCCGTTCCATCGACCAGTGGCAATCTCTCCTCCAAGCGCCTTTGCCGCCAACTCCAGCAGTTCTCGGTCATTCATGGCCACACCTTTTCCATCACACCAGCAATCAAGATCATCACGCCCAGCCCAGTCATGCCGAACCACGGCCGCGCATCAGTGAACTCCATCCCATCCAGGAACAGGCGGTCCATTAGGCTGCGGCGAGAGATGCGGGCGGCGATCACTTCTCACCTCGAACAAGAAGGTGAAACAGCTTTTGGAGCACGCCCTTGCGCGGCGCCCAATGGATCAGATCGCCGCCGACGTTGCACTTGCCGCCAAACTTCATTTCGATTTCGGTGTACATGCCGACACGAGAACATCTCCAGAACTCTCTCGATAAACCATGACGGTGCACGCAGTTATGGCACCCATGCGCCTTTACATCCCTTGCCTCGTAAAGCGTTATCATGTCGCGCTTCATCCTGCTGCTCCTCGTTCTGGCCGGCGCCCCCGGCGGTTGGTTTATTGGTGCCGGTTACGCTCTCCGGCGCCGCGCAGGTACTACAAGGCTTGGGTTTCGCCTCCCTGTCGGCCGTTTTGCCTTCGTTGCGGTTCAACTGAACGGACCGAACTCTCCGCTGTGGTGGCCGGTGCTGATCTCCGGCTTGAACTGGGTGCTGGTCCGCGCTCAAGGTTCCCTTGTTACTTGTCACCGCCCCGGCGAGCCTGTTGGCCTACGGCCTCAACTCGTGTCCCGACGCTGCGCATCAGCCTGCGCAATTCCCCCACAGAGCAAGAGGCTGGATTCGAACCAGCGACCTCCTGTAACATCGACCGCCTGTTTTCACCCGGGCAGATCGTCAATGTCAGGCGCCCTACCTCTGGGCTACCCTTGCTCTGTAGTGCCTGTCTAGTTCCAGGCTGCCAGGGCATTTCAGATCCCACTGCTGTCAATTTGCCGACCCGACATCAGGGCAAGCCTTGCGTTGTACGTCGGTGCAAGGCGATCCGTCAGCCGTATTAGTTACCCCGGCTCCGGGCGATTAGGTGCAGGCTCTTCCCCTGCTTGGCGATGCTCACCTGAGTCATCTCGTTGCCCGCGCTGCCACTTGGCTGCGGGCCGGCGGCCGACCAGGCGTTAGTTCATATATGCACTATGGGATTTGCTGTAACTTCGCATATCGCCTCCTGTCAGTAGTTGAGCCCTCATTCAGCGCTTGGGACCATCGCGCAAAAACTTCAGTCGTGCTTACTGCTCATCCTTTGCATGAGGGCTCTGTGAATTTCAGCCCCATTGCTGCGGTACGGGATATCAAACTGCGCCTCCCACTCTCTCCTACGTCGATCGTCCTCCATCGCATACGCAACCGTGTACGCATCCCGTGCTTCGTCCTCGCGACGCTGACGTGCGCTGTAGCCGAAGTCGTCGTAGTGGCGAGACATCAGAAGCAACCCAGCAGGAACAGAACGCCGACGATGATCACGGCAACTGAGAAGACAGTGATGCCATCAACGATCAGGTCGTGTGCGGTGTAGCGGTTGTGTTCCATGGTCAGGCCTCGACCTTTTCCAGCGCCGCCTTGATCGCGACCAGCGCGGGCCATGCGGCCGATTGCGTCGGCTTGAACGACGGATCGACTTCGATCAGTTGGGCCATCAGGACGTCGATGGCGACGCGGCCCTTACGCAAGGCGTCGACGAGCTGCTCGTGCTGCACGTAAAATGCCTCGTACTTGGCATACAGCTTGGTGACATCGTGCAGAGGAACCGTGTCGTAGTCGGGATGTATGTTGCCGCCCTCCTTCCAGTAACCGAAAGCCGCGCAGCTAATGCAAGCCATCTGCTGGCGATACTTCTCGATGTCATCCAGTTTCACTTCATGCTCTTGGTTGCACATCTTCTTCTCCATGCCCTACTGGGCGGTAAATTATGCTCAGGCCTCGACTGCTTTAAGGGCTTCGGTTGCGCGCACCAGAACATCGCGCACCGTATCTCGCTGATGATCGCTAAAGCCGAATGTCAGAGCTGCATCAGTCCAACTCTTAATCTCTGCCAGAGCCGCCACCAGCTGCTCATGTGAGTTCACGGCGCGGACGATGAAGGCGGCGTTGGCAGCGGCAGCATGGTCTCCGCCAATATCCATTGAATAGGCGGATGCCAGCAATTCGCCCTCTCTGTCCACGATGTCTTCTCGAAATCTGTCAGATAGAGCCCAAGGGGTAGGCGTGTGATTCGTATCGCTCATTCTGTTCTCCATGCCCTACTGGGCGGTAACTGCCCGCAGTAGCGGGCGCTGAGTTTGTGTTAGACGAGGCCGAGTGCAACCACCAGCCTTTTGCCGTGATCTTCATCGAGCGAGACTTCGTTTGCGAGGTAGTAGTCGGCCAGCTTCTTCGCCAGTTCTTCGTCGTCCATGCCGATCGCTTTGGCGACAGCCTCACGAATTCGCGAGGCGTCCAAGCGCGACAAACGCACGCCACTTTTATCCGCGCCGCCGAACATGCGCAGGTAGTCACACGCGTAGGTGTAGGGGTAACGCGAATCTTCTTGTTGTCTCATCTCCTGCTCCTATCGGTTCGCCCTTCCGGGCTTGGTTGCGATGTAGAGCTACTTTAGCGTACTAAATCAAAGGACGCAAGAAATATTTTTAGTCCACTAAAGATTTGTTAGACTAGTGACGGTTCGAGCGCTTCGGACGAGCTGACCCGGAATGAGGACAAAAGAAAAGCCGGCGCATGGCCGGCTTATGGAGGATAGGGTGTCGAAGCGATCTGAGGGGACGTTGTGTATATCGCTTCGAAACAATAATGCTTTGTGGGTCAGCTTGCAGCTGCCCGATGGGTCAAATTGCGGAAACTACCTTTAGGAATAGATCATGTCGTAGACCTTGTTTTTGCTGTCTACGCATACGCCGCCGCCAGTTGAAGTCCCCACAACGTCGCACCGGAGTCCCGTGCCATCACTGCATGAGAGGATAGCTTTGTACTGCGATGAACCGAATGATTGCAACGTAGTGGAGTTGACGCCACGCGCGCCGAAGCTCTGGATGAAGCCAAAGGAATCGCCACTCGCAGCCTTTACGAAACTTCCGCTGCATGTCTTGTCGCCCAGGTTCACGGTCAGTGAACCACTGCCAGCCCCGTTACTTTTCGCGCTCCCGGAGTATATCTTTCCGTCATCTCTGGCCATCAACTGCATGTTGTAAGAACAGCCAGAAAGAGCTGCTACCAAAGCCAAAATACTGACTCTCTTCATTCCATCCTCTTCTTATCTTGAATTGCAAATTTGATACAATTTGCGACTTGCATTTTGCAAATTTTTGTCCTAATTTGATCTTTCCCAAAGAAATTACATGAGTGGAGGGGACATATGCACCGCTTACCGGAACTTATTGCAGCCTATCTTGCTATGGACCAATTTGCGCGAGAGGTCATCGTTGAATCAGCGAAGGAATATGCACAACAACGTGCGTTCTCAAGCTCGCGCGGCAATCTTCGGACCTTCCCACGTCCCCTCAACAATCATCCTTCGCCTGATCGCGTCAGCGACCCCGAGAAGGAACGCCTTGTCGGGGTCTGCTGCCATTCTGTAGACGAGAACTAGATCTTCCTCACCAGGTGCGGCGGCGTCCTTCTTCTCTGAAGGATTCGCTGCCTTCGCAATCTCAGAGACATTTCCTGTCTCTTCTCTTGCCGATGTTCCGGTTCTGTATTTGGGCAGACGCCCATCCACAATCCAGTCCAAATTGAAGTGGGTGTGAGAGAGCGCACGGAGGGGTTTAGGCCCAAGCCTTGTTCTGCCCGAGAACCACTGCGAAACAAGCCCTTCACTCACTCCACAGAATTCCGCCAAGTTCTTGGGCTTTGCAAGGCCCAGCTCCTGCATGACCTCCGTTAGACGAGTTGGGAGCGTATTCATATTAGTACTCTAAACATTTTTCGCTTTAGTGTGCTTGCGCAAACTACTTTAGTGCGCTAAAGTAGGTGCATGGATACCAAAACCATCATCAAACTCCTCGGCGGCACTACAAAGACAGCCGAGCTATGTCAGATCACGCCTGGTGCCGTGTCGCAGTGGCTGGACACGGGGATTCCTCCTGCGCGCCTGATGTTCCTGCGCCTCGCTCGCCCAGACATCTTTGACGAGCCTCTTTCCGAGCTACCAGATTCCCAGCCGCAGTAACCCTGCGGCTTTCCCCCTTTAGCAACAGAAGCACCAGAAGTCCAATCCTAGTAAACCCGCAACACCAAGGAGAAGCACCATGAATCACGCAGCACGTATCGGAACCGTCGAAGTAAAGCTGAACGACGACGAGATGAGCATCCTCGATCAGCTTCGCGGCGGACTGGGCCGAAGCCCGTTCTTCCGTGACCTGATGCACAAGGCGGCTCGTACACATGGTAAATCGCCGACTCGTCCGAAGGAATCCCGACATTGTCCGGGTGTTGGGCGTCCGGCAAACCGTGCTGGCAGCGCAGCAAAGAGCGGTATGCGGAGGCATCTTTAATGGCTTTCGCTTGCGAGGTCAGGAGACGCCAAAAAATAGCCCGGTCAAAAGCCGGAACCAAGAGGGAAAAGAACCTTGACAACTCAAACCGAAGAACCAGACGTGACGAAATTACTGTCGATGACTGACAACGTGGTGATCCGCGATCGCGAGTACGGAGCGGCTCGAAAAACGAGCGCCGAGAATCGCGAATACGGTCGGCTTCACAAGAGCATCACTGATCTGGCAAAAGTCGCGGCCAAGCTCCGCAAGGCCTGCGAGAAGGAGTCGTGATGGACGAAGCAATCATTCCGCGAGAAACGATTCGCAAGCTGGGGGCTCGTGATTTCGACAAGGGCCTCGGCATCAACGATCATGGCATGAATCCGTGGTCTGCTGCCATCGCCGACTGGCGCGCCGGCTACCTCGAGCGTCAAGCAGAGGTCCGCAGGCAAGAGGCTCACGCAGCGGCAGAAATGGTGCTCGCTCTCGCAATCGCGATGGAGACACCGACGTGACTAATCCATCCATCAAATCCGCACGTCTGGCGTTACTTGAGCGCCTGACCGAAATCATCGAGCAGCGCCTTGTCGAGATCGCTCCTGATGGGCTCACGCCCACAGAAGTCGCGTCTGCCCTTGGCGTTGCCTATAGCACCGTCCGCAACCGCCTGAAAGAGCTGGAAGACCTTGGCCGCGTCCACCGCACCCGTCACACCGTGACCGGCAAGACTTCGATCTACTACATGTGGCACGCGGGTCCAAAGCCTGAGGGCGAGCCTGCCCCTGAGGATCTGCCTGAGTTCATCCCCGGCGCCACGCCGAAACAACCTACCGTTCGCGTTTACCCGCCAATCAATCGTCGTGATGATTTGGTGGCGGCGCTGTTTGGGCCTGCACATGTGGGGGCGACATGAAGCTGTGTATTGAATGCCGTTATATGAACCCAGGCAGCGGCCCTCGTTTCGAGCGCTGTGACGCGCCGCAGAACATAGCAAGCACCGATCCGGTTGATGGATCGAAAAGCGTTCATTGGCATTTCTGCGAATCGCTCCGCACGGGAGGGCCGATCTTTTCGAGGCTCAGTCATCGCTGCGGCCGTGGGGCCCGCTGGTTTGCTCCAAAGGAGACTGTGCTGGACGAGTCCGACCCGCGCCAGTTGAACTTGCTGGACAAGGAGCACTGACGATGGCTTACGGTTTCGTGTACTTCCTCATCAACGACAGCATGCCTGGGCTAACCAAAGTCGGCATGACAACTAAGCATCCATCCGCGCGGATGGACGAACTTAGCAGCGCCACCGCGTGCCCGACGCCATTCAAGCTCCTGGCCTTTTTCGATACGCCGGAGCCGCACGAGACCGAGCGTGCAATTCACGATGCGCTCGAAGAGTATCGCGTGAATCAGTCGCGCGAGTTCTTTCACGCACCGCCTTGCGAACTTCTGGATGAGTTCAACAAGTGGTGCCATGGGGGCTACACCGTGTATCGCGCGCCACTTGATTGGGTGGCAAGCGAGTTCGATAAGGCCGAGCAAGCCGCGTTTGCTGCGATGCTGGGGAAGGATTGACATGGCCCGCGCACGCAACCTGAAACCGGGCCTTTTCAGGAACGAAGTTCTTGGCGTGGCTGATCCGCTCCTGACTCTCCTTTTTGAAGGCTTATGGGTCATCGCGGACCGTGAAGGGCGCCTCGAAGATCGCCCGCTACGCATCAAAGCAGACGTCTTCCCGTACCGCGAAGGCCTGAATGTCGACAGCATGCTTGCGTGGCTAGCTGAGCAAGGCTTCATCATCCGCTACATGGTGGACGGGAAGGCGTTCATTCAGATCACCGAGTTCGCAAAACACCAGAACCCCCACAAGGATGAAAAGAAATCCGAGATACCTGCACCTAACTTGCACGGTGCAACATATGTGCAAGAACAGGAGAAAAGCGGAACTTGCCCGGCCTCTTCTCTGATTCCTGATTCCCTTAACCTGATTCCTGATTCCCTTAACCCTCAACCGTCGCGGAAAAAGCCCACGCCGGTCGATGACGAGAAATTCGTGGAAGCGTATTCGCTGTACCCGAGTCGCCCAGGATCGAGCAAGGCCACCGCTCTCAAGGCATGGAAGGCTCGCATTGCAAGCGGGGTTGACCCTGACGTGATCATCGCTGGTGTCGTGCGGTATGCGGCCTATGTCCGCGCTGCTGGCACTGAGCCGAACTTCATCAAGATGCCCGCGACATTCTTCGGGCCAGACCAGCACTACCTGGCCGACTGGACGGCGCCGCAGCCTCGCGCTTCGCCGCGACAGGCCCAGCAAGCCAACACGCAACGCCTCCTTGATCGCATAACCGGAATCCAAAGCCATGAGCCACAGCCTCACATCATCGACATCAACTGACGCCCTGCCAGAGCGTTGGGTCGAGCGCCTGTTCGAGCGCATGTTGCTCGAATACGGCAAGAAGTTCGCGGACCAGTGGAGCGGTGCGAACACGGATGCCCTCATCGCACATTGGTCGCGTGAACTGGCTGGCTATACCGGCGCCGAACTGAAGCGCGGCGTGGATGCCCTGAGCACGAAGGATTGGCCCCCTACTCTGCCGGAGTTCAAGAAGCTATGCCGCCGTCCTCTGGATGCCATGCACGCGTACTACGAGGCTGTAGCGGGCACCCAGGCACGCGCAAACGGCGAGTACGGCAAATGGTCGCATCCGGCGATTTATTGGGCCGCTATGCCTCTCTCGTTCGATCTGAAGGAGCAGACCTACAGCCAGATCAAGGCGCGTTGGGAGAACGCCCTCACCGAGCAGTTGGACAAGGGCGAGTGGCCCGAGATCCCACAGCCGATGGCCGCGTTGCCGGCGCCGGGGAAGACCAAGACAAGCCGCGCGGAGGCTGCACAGCGCTTGAAAGAGCTGGGCGCCATGACCGTCGTGAAGGACTTCCGCGGCGGCGATGCATTGGGATGGGCAAAGCGCCTGCTGGAGCGCGAAGCGGCCGGCGAATGCCTGCTGCCGATCCAATCGCGGTTTGCGCGTGAAGCGCTCGACATCAAGCCGGACGTCCAATGACACACCGCCCTACCGCTCCCTGCGTCCTCTGCACCCACTTCCATCGCCACGCAGAAGCCCCACCAGCACACGGCTACTGCGAAGGCTACGAGAGGATGAGGCGCCACGATGACACGAACGAGGCATGTCCTCTGTGGAATCGGGCGAAGGACGAACGGAGGCGCAGGGCTCGGGCAGAACAACAACCGAAGGAAACGACATGACCCACCGCCAAATCATCCTAGAACGCCTAGCAGTCAAGTGTTTCACCATGCTGATGATGCGACTGGGCGTGAAGCAGAAGTAGACCATTAACCACAAGGAGAACGACATGGGAGTATCGACTGACGCACTGATGGCTTTTGGCTTCGATCTCGGCGAAGAACTGCCGGAGAGCTTTACCTACGACGAGGACGAGGGATTCGAGGCTGATGAATTCCTGCTGCGTGACTATGGGGCAGGCTTCCCTGAATGGCAGCCTGACGGTCCACCGGACTACTGGAAGAAGAGAGAAGAGGCTTTAGCAAAACTCCCCGTTGACATCATCACGCATTGCTCTGGCGAATATCCGATGTTCTTTCTTGCCGTTCGTGGCACCGAGCATCAAGCGCGCCGAGGCTATCCGAGCGAGGCCATACAGCGTGAAATTGCGCCGGCCGAAATCGACGCTATGCGCGCCTTCTGCGAGAAACATGGCATCGAATGGCAAGAACCACGCTGGTACATCTTCAGCATGTGGAACTGATCGCCTAACCACCACCCCGCCCGGCCAGTACCGGGCGCACGACAACTACGGGAGAAACTGAATATGGCAAGTAAGAAGCACGCAGAACTGATTCGCGCATGGCTCGATGGAGCTGTGATTGAGTTGAACGTAAAGGCTAAAGGCGAAAAGCCAACATGGGCCGTAGATGGTTATCCCACGTGGGATGAGCATTACGAATACCGAGTCCAGCCTCTATATCCGGAGACGGCGATGAGCGACAAGGAGTTATTCCGAGCTGCTGGTGCCGGCGATGACGTGCTCAAATTCCGGGCGATAGCAAATGAAGCAATCCGCCACGCGATCGACAACGGACAGGTAATCGTCCCTTTGAACGATGAGCATATCGCTTCCATCGTTGCAGAGCAGCGCGCCGCACGCGACATCGCTATCGCCGAGGCAGTACGTTCTGCATGTCTCGAGCAAGGACATAAACACGTGACCGGCTTCGATGCCGCAAGGATGATGGTCGATATTTTCAAGATCGATCTCAATCTCATCATTACTAAGGTGCCGGCATGACCCCCCTCACCCGCACCGCAATTTGCCTCGTGTTGGCTGCGCTGGCCGGCTGCCAGAGACCTGACATTGCAGTCATGCCAAACGTCCCCCAAATCGACGGGTACGCGACATTGAGCCTGTATCTTGACCCAGAGACCGGCTGCCAGTACATCGGTCAGCGCAGCAGCAACGCCGGCATCACGCCACGCATCGCTGCCGACGGCAAGACGCACATGGGCTGCAAGGGGACAAAGCCATGAGCCGATTTGGTCAACATGCCGCTAATCTCGTTGCGATTACCATCGCCGTTCTTTTGTCTCTAAACATAATCGTTGCCGCTTTCTTCATAGGCGCATACCTAGTTAAGGCGCGTCCGAAAAGTGATCGTGTCCTATGCGAGGAGCGCGGGGGAGTATATGTGTCGCCGCGTGGTGATCAGCCCCGATGCTTCGCCCCGGAGGCATTCAAATGACGCTAGATCGCTCCACGCCACTGCGAAGGACGCCATTCAAGCGCAGGCCGCTCGGCCAACGTGATCAGGTTCTGACGTCGACGACACCGCGCCGCAGGAAATGCGTGGTCTGCGCCGAGGTATTCAAGCCGCAGCGCATTGGGCAAAAGGTATGCGGGCCGGAATGCGCCAAGGTTCAGGGCCGACGCGAGACAGAGAAGCAGGAGCGCCAAGAGACGCGCGAGCGCAAAGCGAAACTCAAAACACGAAGCGATTGGATGAAAGATGCACAAAATGCGTTTAATGCCTATGTCAGAGCCAGAGATCAAGCTCAACCATGTATCTGTTGTGGTAAGCCACTCAAAGATAGTGATATCGGCGGAGGATTCGATTGTGGTCATTACCGATCCGTCGGCAGCGCGCCTCATCTTCGATTCGATGAGCGCAATGCTCACGGCCAAACTAAACAATGCAACCGCTACGGCGCCGGCCGCGCCGTCGACTACAGAATCGGCCTAATTCAGCGCATCGGCCTCGCTGCCGTCGAGGCACTCGAAGCTGACAACACGCCGCGTCACTACACCATCGACGACCTCAAGGCCATTAAAGCCGAATACAGGGCCAAGCTGCGCGCACTGAGGGGAAAGCTTTATGAGTGAGCCGCGCCCGAATCGGATGTCAAAGAAGACGCTGGACATGTTTCAGAAGCAGTATGGCCGCCTTACTGTGACAGCATTCGAACGTGTCGCCTATGGCGCAAAGAAAGATAGAACTGGTTATTACTGCGTTTGCCTTTGCGAATGTGGTGCCCAAACCGTCGTCCCGCCACGCGACTTGTTGAATGACCATGTCAAATCCTGCGGCTGCCTGCATCGTGAGTCAATGAGCGAGATTGGCAAGAGGCAAATCAAAAAGGGGCAGACTCTGTTTGGAGAATTGCGCAATGGCCGCAGTTCGACATATCGAGCATGGCTAAAGATTCGTTCGTGCTGCCGCGCTGGCATCGCCAAGGGAGTTGGTCTTGTATGCCATGAATATGACACGCGCTGGGATGACTATGCCGAGTTCCTACGCGATTTCGGTGATATTGGATTCTTCGAGACGATTTCAAGAAAGGACAGAAGCATCCCATGGTCGAAGGAAAACTGCTATGTCAACCGTGGAGGCAATCAATCGAATCGCGTTCTGAAAGATGAGATAGCGCGTGGCCACAAACTACTGGAAAGTGAAACGGAGTCAGTATGAGTAGGACTACATACGCCGCCAAGCTGCGCGCGCTGAAGGAGAAAGCAGAGTGAACAGACTCCTAACGAAAGACGAAATGGACAAGGAATTTATGGCTCTCATTAAGGACGGCGCCAGAGATCTCGGCGTCCCTGAAATGGCCGTCGCAATCGTCTTTGGAGCGATGTGCGGTGCCCCCTTATCTGACGCTGATATGCAGTGGGCAGCTGATGAGATTTCGAAGGCCGTAAAGGAGAAAGCATGAAGCTGCCGGACAAATTCAAGGATGAAGGAACGAAGCTTGCCAAGAATTTGAAAATCTTTGGCATCCCCCTCGAATCTCTTTCGCGGGAGGAACTCTTGGCTGTCGCAGGGATGGCGGTCAAATGGCATCAGGAGAAATCCGAGGAAGTCAGACGCGTTACTGAGACGTGGGCCAAATTTGCTGCACGGAGGAATGCATGAGCCAGATATCGATGGCCTTTTACGCCAATGCACTCTTGATTGCGATTTTCTTAGGAGATGCTCTTCTTGTCATGTGGGCCACTGAATACCTAGAACGACGCTTTAATGCGGATCCGTTTAAAGCTGTCATTGGTGTCATGGGCATCGTCATTTGCTCGGAGCTCATTGTCGCAGGATGGTTGCTGTCATGATGCGTGCGCTGAAAGGAAAAGCATGATCCTGATAAGCCTACCAGACGTCGAGAAGTTCCACCCAATCCTGACCATAGGCAAGGATTACCCGATCCTACGAATGATAGGAAACGGCGTCGTAATCCAGCCGGACATCGGCAAAGACAAGTTGCTGATCCTGGCATCACGATTCAAGGAGAAAGCATGATTAGTTTTATTCTCGGATTTATAGTCACGCTTTTTGGTGCATTCGTTGGCGAGTGGATCGTTGAGCGTTGCGACCTTGGACCAAAAGGTGCTATCTCGCTTGGCTGGATGATGGGGATGGCATTCGGAGTGGTAGTTTTTGCGATTTCGATGAGTGCCCCATGATCCCCGCCATCATCATAACCATCTGGCTAGCCCTATCTCCCTTCATTGGCTGGCTATGGGGCCGCTTCGTTCGCGTAGGGATGGTGGAGCTGCAGAAGGAAGATAAGGAGACGCCGCCGTGACGTTGCCTATTAGAAAGCTTTTATTCCAATGGGCCGCTCACCGCATTGCATCGGCCAATAGTCTTCCTGCGGACGTTCAACGCGTTATCGAAGAAATAAATCGACTTGATCCAGAATCAGCTCAAGTGATCGAGTTGGAATATTGCGATCCTCGGCCGCAGAAAACAAAGGCGGCAACGCTTCGCATGTCGCGGCAGATGTTTTCTGCCAAGCTAAGGTGGATCCACGATCATTTGGCATTCTTACTGTGGGGAAACTCAATGTCATGACAAATTAGTTCTCGCCTCCGTTTACATGGATCACTAACATTGAAGCTGTGGGCCATTGCGCCTTAATCAGTTTTAATCGGGGTGATCATGAGCGGTCTCGGTAAAGGTCAAGAAGGCAATCCCAAATACGCGGCCAACTGCGCCCGCGAATCGCGCGAAGCAAAAGCGGGCACGTTCCACGGTGGCACTCCGCCGAGCGGCCCGAAGCCTGAGCCGGTACGAATCAACGGCATTCGCGCGCCTAAAGACCGTGGCCTGAGCAAGTAATCATGGCTGAACTCAAAGCCAAAGCCCGCAACAAGCTGCCGAAATCCGAATTCGGCATGCCGGGCGAGCGCAAATACCCGATGCCCGATAAGAGCCATGCGCGTAACGCGAAGGCTCGTGCCAGCCAAATGGAAAAGGCCGGGAAGCTTTCTGAGTCGTCCAAGGCCAAGATCGACGCAAAGGCTGATCGCGTGCTCGGTAAGCGCGGCAAGAAATAATTATCTGAAAGCAATATTTAGCAATGCCATTCGCAAAAGGACAATCAGGCAATCCCGGTGGCCGTGCAAAACGCACGCAGGAAGAGCTTGACCTTATCGAGGCGTGCAAGAAACGCACGCCGCAGGCATTAGATGTAATCAGCCAGATCATGGAAAGCGGCGAGAACGAGCGCAATCGCTTGTCGGCCGCTGAATACATCATCGACCGCGCATATGGCAAAGCGGTACAGCAAACAGAATTGACTGGCAAAGGCGGCGAGCCTTTCACCATCCAGATTGTGCGATTCGGCGATGGCAATCCAACTGCCCAATAACTGGAAGCCGCGCCATTACCAGATGGACGCGTGGCGTTATCTGGAGAACGGTGGGCGGCATTGCGAAATTGTGTGGCATCGCCGTTCAGGCAAGGACGAATTGGGGCTGCATTGGAGTGCTGTGGCGGCATTCGAGAGGAAGGGTTGCTACTGGTACATGCTGCCCCTCGCTTCGCAAGCCAAGAAAGCGATCTGGAACGCGGTGAACCCGCACACCGGCCGCAAGAGGATCGACGAGGCGTTTCCTGAGGCTATTCGGAAGCGCCAGAACGATCAAGAGATGTACATCGAATTCGTCAACGGGAGTACGTGGCAAGTGGTTGGCTCTGACAACTTCAACTCGCTGGTTGGTTCGCCGCCGATTGGCTTGGTCTATTCGGAATGGGCGCTGTCCAATCCTGCGGCCAA